CTTCGTCTTCATCATCTGATTCCATCATTTCATCTTCATCATCTGATTCCATCATTTCATCTTCATCATCTGATTCCATCATTTCGTCTTCATCATCTGATTCCATCATTTCGTCTTCATCATCTGATTCCATCATTTCGTCTTCATCATCTGATTCCATCATTTCGTCTTCATCATCTAAATGGATTTCGTAAACAACTTCATCATCATCTGATTCCATCATTTCATCATCTGATTCAATATCTTCGATATCTACTTCTGATGTATCTCCGTCTTTAGAGAAAATAGCGTCAATTACATCTTGTACTGACTCGTCTGTTTCTGTTTGGTTCATAATTTCGTCTGTTTCGTTCATATTTATTTCGTCTTCTTCAGACTCACCAAGCTTTACTAAGTATTCTGTATCAGCGTCGTTGTCTGTTAAGTGAATATCTTCACCATCTTTTTTAACGATGATTCCGTCTTCTTCACCCATAGCCTTAAACACTTTAAGAATTTCTTCGTCAGATGCGTCAGTCAAATCTATAGGACTTTCGTCCTCAGAGTCCATGTCCATATTCATGTCAACATCCATATCCATGTCTTCTGTGTCGTCATCAACATCCATATCAACATCCATATCCACATCATCTGTGTCAACGTCTGTATCTATGTCTGTATCTAAATCAATCTCATCTTGTTCAGAAAGAGATTCTTTTACTAACTGATTGATTTCTTCTTTCATTGTAGAATGAAGTATTCCTTTTGCATTTTCGGCAATTGCCTCTTCAACATTTTTCATTTGAATAAGCGCCTCTTGTACTAATGATTTATTTTCTTGCATGAAAAATTATTTAATTTAACTAATAAATAGTCTCAAAATTAAAAAAAGTAGTTTTTATTAAACTACTACGTAAGTTTTTTGTTGTAAGTTAATGGCCACAACAGACTTATTTGTTTGAGACTCAATCCAAGTTTGTAAGGTATTATAACTTGTGTCAAAAACCATATAAGTATTTTGTAATTGTGTTGTAGTAGATTTCAACACGACTTGAAAACAATTTGTTGATGTTTCATCATTAACAATGACTTCCATATTACCTAAATACCATATTTGACTAATCTCTACACCTGTTCCTTCACAATAAGCCAAACAATTTGACCACGATGAAGCATTAATAATTTTTAAAGTTGAATTAACGGGTCCTGTTCCTGCGGAAAATGTTACTTGAAAGTTCATATAATTTTATTTGATAAATATCTACCAAATAAAAAAAGTGGTCTTTCGACCACTTTTTATTAAATTACTTTTCAATTACTTCATCGATTTTACTTTCAGATACCGAAGTTATTCTCCAATCGTGTGTGAATCCTTCATACTTTGTTGTAACTTTTGCCTCAACATCTGTTACTGAAAAACCTTTAACAAGTTTTTCTTCTCTGATTTTTTTAATCTTTCCTGAATTTTCATCAGGTAAATCGTACTGAATTTTTGCTACAAAATACTTTTCGTCCATGTTTAATTATTTTCCTAAAAAATCGTTTAATTTTCTCATTAAGTCAACTGATTTCTCAGCAAACTGATTTGAATCTTTACGATTTCTTTCTTCGTCTAAATTTTCTTCGTAGTTGTTTCTATCCTCAGGATTTGTAAATAAATAAGCTCCCGGTGTAGATGGTGATGATACTAAGTCAAAACAAATTAATTCGAAATCGTCTTGAACTTCATTTCTTTCCCCAACTTTTTTGAGTGAGCCAACACCTCTTGAAGAAACTCCCATAGTAACACCTTGCCTCATTAAGTTAGCAGCAATATCTCCTTTCGTTGAAACAATTCCTCTTTCATGAAATCCTGGAGATGTCAATAATTTAAGTTTCCCCATCAAGATATTTTTGTCCCACCAAATGTCAGTTATAATATGAGAAACTCTATCTAAGTCAATAAGAGAAGATTCAGGGTGATTCAATTCTGAAGTAGATAAACCTTTTGCAATTGTTTTCTTATAGTTTTCTGCTTCTCTTTTCAGTATTTTTTCAGGATAAAATCTACCATTTCTATTTGGTGTGTCGTATTTTTGAAGAACCGCATAAAACTCGAACGGGTTTTTATGGTCCAAATTTGCGGCCTCCTTTAAAACATTTGCGTTATGTTCGTCTTTTGGAGAAACATAACCAGCATCCATTTCAACTAAGATGCCATGTCCAAGCTCACTTGCTTCTAATATTCTAAGATTTTTCATCAAGGTTTTTAAAATAAATATCCAATAATAGATACTTTATTGATTTGTTTCTTTTTTTGAGGTTGAAAAGTTAAAATATTTGTTTTCGATAATGTTATTTTTAAAAATGTTTTTAATAATTTTTTTTATAGATTCTTTTATTTCATAAGATTTAAAATCTAATTCTATGTTTGTGTATAGATTAACTTCTAAATTAAAAAATGATTTTTTTCCGTGTGATATTCCACTTGTACGTAGGTCTAAATCTACAATACTTTTTTCTTGAAAAATATCTGTTGTTATTGAATTATAAACGGAGTGTTTTATCTCTCTACTTAAATTACAAACAACTCTGTTCCAATTGTCGTGCTCAAATTTTGGCGTTACCCATGATTGTATGTTTATGTAGACAGATTTTAAGTTTTTTGAATCTACAGTCCCGTAGCTTGATTTGATAGGATTATAAAGATTCAACTTTACACTTTTGCCTTTTTTCATTAATTTTCATATTATTCGGTTTATTTATTATAAAAATAAGAGATATAAATCCGATAGTCAAAATTTTTGGAAAAAAGTAGATATTTTATAATATGTTAATAGTTGAAATTAAAAATGGAGAGAACATTGAAAAATCTCTCAAGACATTGAAATCTAAAGTCATTAAGACTAAGCAAAATCAAATTCTATTTGATAGAAAGGAGTATAAAAAAAAATCGGTTCGAAAAAGAACCGAGATTTTGAAAGCGAAATATATTCAAAGAAAAAAATTAAATTGAGTTTTCTAAGTTTTTCAACTTTAGGAAATTAAGTTGGTCAAACTTCTCGTTTTTAATTCTTTCTATTGTTTCAGATATTTTTGTTTTTACTTCAAATTCTTGTTCATTTTCCAAAATAGTATTTAATTTAGAAATAGTGCTTTCCCTAAGTGTTTCAAATTTAGTTTCTAATGTTTTTGTATCCTCTGAAATGATTTGAAAAAATTCTTTTTTTTCATCCTCACTTAAATTTTCGATATAAGTTCTCAACGTTTGATTGGCAATATTAACCATCGATTTGATTGGAATGTTAATGGTCTCTCTAACGGTTTTTTTCTCAGAAGTTAAAACTCTAACAATATTTTTCTTTGCAGAAACTCTCTCAGATAAAGTAACTTTATTTAAATAAACTAAAGTATCTATATCCGCATATTCATTAACTGATTCAGAAATTGTTTTAGGAAGTTTAATTCCACCCAATAATTTTTGAATAAGATTAACACCTTCATCTAAATAATCTTTGGCGTCTGTTTCGGATAATCCCTGAGGAGTACTTAACTGGTCATATAAAGAATAAACTTTAGACATAGTTTTATTACTCAAAACATTATGTTTGAATTCTCTTAATGATTGTTTGAATTCCCCTTCATTTTTGTAGGATTCAATTAAGCTGTTCTCGATTATGGATTTTACTTGCCCGAATGTCATTGTTGGTAGTTTTAGTATAAATACTACAAATTTAATAAGTTATCTAATTCTTTTGAAATTTCTCCCAAAGAATCTTGTCCTTGTCCTAAATCCAAAAATAGTTTTCCCTCAATGAAATTATTTTCAACTAAAATATTAAGATTATCCATTCTCGATTCTGGTGTTACCTCACCCCCCTCTGCCGGTGGCGGTACTGTTTCTTCTCCTGCCGGAGGTGGTGGTGCCGCTCCTAAATCACCCCCACCTAAATCACCTCCTGGTGCTGGTGGTGGAGTAGTGGTCGATACCGCAGATGCGGTTCCTCCTGTGGTAGAACCATATAACTTATCTATGTTATCGAATATTCCTGTTTTTGTAATAACTGTCGGAGTCGCTTTAAGTTCTTCACCCACAGCTCTTTCAATTCTTTGTTGTTGTAAATCCAATCTAATTTCTTCATCAGACCAACCAAAAATATGTTTTTTAGCCCAAGTAGATGAAGTTGCTTGAATACCATTTCCTGGGTCTGCAACCAAATCTTTATAAAGAAGAACTTTTTCTTTCCACACATCAATCTTTAATAAATCGGCTTGAGTCGATGGATTTGTTAAACCTAATGTAAAATTTGAAAGTTCGTCCTCAAAACCCAATAAGAATAAGTGGACAATTGCAATCTTATTCAGTTCTTGAATCATGCTCTTCTGAATTCTATTAATCGTACGAGCAAATCTAATATCTTGTAATGATAAATTTTTACCATCACCAACCACTTCCTCAAATCCTAAAAAGGCTTTAGGTACACGAAGAGCCGTCAATAATTTCTTTTGAATATATTCAATATCTGCAATCTCAGACAAGTTAGTTGCACCTGGTAAAGTTGTAATTGGGTCGGGAGCTGCTGGGTCTCTGACAGGAATGAAATAGTCTTGGTCAACTGCCATTTGGTTGAATCTCATATCCACGTTACCTGTCTTACTATCAACAATTTGTTCTCTTTTGAATTTGTTGGCAACACGTTGTACATATGCCTCGACATCATCGTCATTCATATTTCCAACGAATACTTTAAACATTCTTCTTTCAGGAGCTCTTGACGTACGATAAATTAACATTGCATCCTCTGATAATAAAAGTTGTTTCCAAATTCTTCTTGCCTTTTCTAACATCGAAGTACCATAAGGAAGTTTTCTATCATCACCTAATAATCTAAAGTGTGCAATTTCCCACGATTGAAAAGTCATGTTCTTATTCTTCCAAGTAAATTCTAAGGCTTTTGGTTTTTCAGGTTTTTCGACATTGACAGTAATTTTGGCACCTGCACCGGCTTCATGTCTTTCAATTTCAATTGTCGGTAATTGTTGACATCCAACAATACCTTTTTCAGGGTCGAGTTTTAGATATACAAAGTTATCACCGTACTTACAAGTGTTTCTTGTCCACATTGGTAAGTTAGTATTGATATCCAATGAGTTGTTGAACAAATCCGCCAATACAGATTTGATACGTTTTGATTCTGAATAAATTTGTAAAATAAAACCATCTTCATTTGTTGTTGTAGATTCTTCTGAATATATGTCTAAAGCCGCAGAAATCTCAGGAGTATACTCCATCGATTCATAATCATACTGAGCTGAAAGTCTTGTTGGCTCATAATACATTGCTTGAGAATACATGTTATTCTCAACCTTCGCCCATTGACCCGATAAATAAAATGTTTGTTGTGCTTGTAGTTTTTCTTTCTCGTATTCGTCTCGACTTGTTGTACGTAACAACTCCTTCTTATCAAATTTGAAAGTAGGATAATCTTGATTTAACAAAGAATTTGGACCAAACGTTTTGGATAAACGTTGCCAAACGGTCAGATTTTGTTCGCTCATGGTATAATTTTAACTCGTTTCTTTAATAATATAAATAGTTATTTACTACCAAATAACCACCCATACGTCTCGTAGTCTTTTTTAGAAGGACCTGAATTATACTGTCGACTATCCCTACCCATTTGAGGCACCATAGGATTAAAGAACTCAGAAGAATTTTTATTTTCTCTTACAGTTGTTGCCCATGAGTTCAACATTGCTTTGGTGTGATTAACAACTTTAGTTAACGATTGGAAAGATTTTTCCGCAACGTAGATTGCCATTGAAATACCCATAATACAGTCGTCATGATGTCCTTTCTGATGGTCAGGTCTACCATTAACATAAATAAAAGTATTCATTTCATTATACAGTCTGTGAGAATAAATTTTGAAATCGTGTCTTACGGCTTCTTCTAATGAAGCAATAATCTGTACTCTTTTATTATTAAAATTAATACCAGGTATCTTTTCGTTCATCTTTGGGTCATATTTCCATTTGTTACTTGTGTCAACATTATCAACATACATACCACCCTGATAACCCATTTCTTGCATTTTTCTTGCAGTCGCAACACCCATACCTCCCGTTAAATCCACAACACAATATGCATTATACATACTTCCCCACTTGTAGGCAATCTCTGCAGTAATGTCTGGTGGGACTTTTCCGACGTATTCAAGGACTTGTTCCATTGTATCGAAGTCAATTATCTGAATACAACTAAAGTCTTCAGAATCACCTCTAGATACGTCTACACCCATAACATACTTGTGACCGTTTTCTGGTTCTTTGAAAATCCATAAAGAACCTCCCATCATTTTCGCAATTGGTTCTTTTAATTGATTTTTTGATATGTTCTGCATTAATTCAGAATCAAAAACGTTATCACCCGAACCCAAGAAGTTACATTCCAACTCCTGAGCCACTTTACGTCTATCGAACTTTAACTTTTTAACCATCCCCTCAAACCAAGCTGAGCATGGTTTATATCCCTGCTCAATATATGAAGTTACTATTGAGTGGTCTCGTTCATATGGATTATCAACGGATAAGTCCACAACAACATCTTCGGCATAATCTTCTCTATTTAACAAAAAATGAACTAAGTCATTTGTTTTAACCATATACAAATCTTTTGTATACCTCGGGTCACGATGCCAGTACATTTCAGAAATTTTGAAGTCATTCATATTTCTTAATGCTTGGTCATAAATTTCATAATAAATTGCATCGTATCCGTTTGGTGTTGATACAACAATAACCTTACCACCCGTAGATAGGGAGGCCATACAGGCAGACCAAAAATCTCCATCAGCCTCAATGAACGCGGCTTCATCAAAAATAAGAATAGTTGGAGTATAACCTCTTAACGCATCCTTTGATGTAGCAACTGCTTTAACTTCACAGTCATTAGTTAGTTTAAAATGTCTTTGTGCGTTTTTATCTTGTGAAAATCCGACACCAACCCAAGCTGGCCATTGTTCTGTAAAATTCCTAATTTTGTTAGCCATCTCAACTGATGTATCTAACTTATTGGCAATGATTAGAATTTTTTCGGGTTTTTGTTTTTTTGCAAATACCAATTTTTTTGATGCCCAAGCAGCAGTAACCGTTGATACACCCGCCTGACGATATTTCAACGCAATGTTTTCATTGTGGTTATCGTAATCTTCAATAAGACTAACTTGGTCAGGAAATAAATCTAATGGGACGTATTTTGATACGGTATTATCGTATGTCTGTAAATAAGTACGAAGTGCATAAGGTGTGTTCCTCATACACTTCGTTACTTCTATAATTAATTGTTCTTTAGTCACAAATTATTATTTGGGTCTTGATATCCCCAAACTACCTAAGAAATCATCCAATCCTTCATCATCGTCATCTTCATCAGAATCGATATTTTCTTCTTCCTTATAATCTTCAAATTCGTCCTTCATAGTTCTAGCTTCTTTCATGATTTCTTCAAATCTTGTAGTTGCTTTTCTTACTTTAGACGCATCTTCAGAGATGGCGTTTCCTATGATTTCCAAGAATTCTTGGGCTGGTATTTGGTATAACAATATATGGAACCAGTTTATTAGACCTTTATTTGATTCTTCAAACATTGAGTCTGGTAGTGCATTTCTAAGCTTTTCAACAATTTCAGGTCCTATTCTTAATTGCATCGGTTCGTTTGATAATATATCCACAGCGCCTCTCACTTTATCTCTAATACTTTTATTTTGTGAGTGTCCGTATCTTCCTTTAGCTTCTTCTAATCCTTTTATAATTTCATGACATAGGATAGGAAATATCATTCCAACCGCAACAATTTTTGTATCAGGTTGTTCTTCTCCTCCCTCTTCCCCCCCTTCTTCACCTTCGTCGTCAGCATCTTCCAACGATACTTTACCTGCAACACCTTGACCTGTTTGACTCATCATCTCAATCATTTGTTCCATAGTAAAATACATGAAATCATTGATTGCCATGATACCTAAATAATCTCTATAAAGAGATGGGTCTATTGCATCTAATTTAGCTTTAACTTCAGGTTTTTGGAAAAGGTAGTGTCCCTTTTTTGCGGCTCCTTGAATTAATGCATTTATAATATTTCTCTTATGTTTTTCTAATTCTAATTCTTCTTCATCAGTTAAATCTTCAATATCGAATGAAGGAATTTCTAATTTATCTTTTTTCTCTTCCTCCTCTTCATCGTCTTCAGGTTCTTCTGGTTGATATCTGAAATCTGATGTATCAGGTTGTTCCCCCAATTTAGGTTCAATTTGGTATACTCCTTCAGGTACTTGTTGTTCTTCCAAAGAGACCTCAACAGCTAATTGTTCAAGTTCTTCTCTGTTAGATGCTTCAATTCTCATAACGTTTTGAAGTCTAGACATCATCTCATTATAAATCATTCCTTGTACTTGTTGAGAACTGATATTACGATTACCAACAACTTCTTTAAGTTTATCAGCAACTTTACCGAATCTTTGGCTAACCAATCTTTGTACATCAGCGGCTCCTTTCCTCATTGCAGGATTTTGAGCATATAAACTATCAGGACTTGCCAATTTTCTTTCCAAATTTGGGTCCATTCTTTCGGGTCTATTACCGTAATCTATCTGTTCTTTTAATTTTTTAGCCATTTTCTTATTTTTGTAAAAGTTGCATAATAACATCAATAACCTCATCTTTTGCCTTTTCAGGTGAAACTTTCTTAGCCTTCGGAGATTCTTTTTCACCAGGGTTAGGATTTTTAAAAGGACTTGGTGGTCTTTGAGGTTTTGTACCTGGTTTTCCTGGTTTTGTTGTTGGCGATGTCTTTGGTTTTGATGGTGCCGTTGATGGTGATTGTTCACCTACTTCAGACTTCACTTTAGCCGGTTTTGATTTCCCCCAACCTTGTAAGTGTTTTGTTGCGAAGTTTTCACTTTCGCTAAGGTGTTTTACCAAATCACGTTTAGTAATTCTTGGTTGTAAATTTTTTTCTACAATATTCATAATTTGAGCTTCAAGAAACAAAGATACAGGATTTTTTCCTTCTGCCAATTGTTTTTTTACAGCTTTAACACATCTCTCCCATTTTCTTGATTTCTTAGGTCCTACTTGAGAATGACAAATTGAATATGGATTAGGTTCCCCTTTTTTAAATTTTTCTTCATTTTCCATCATACCCATTCCATCAGTTTCATCACCAAATCCATCATCAGATGATGGTCCTACTTGATGTGGGTCTTGAGTCTCAGTTTCTTTATTTGGGTCGGTAGTTACTTCAACATCTTCTTCTAATTCAGATTCGTTTGGTGTAGCAACAACATCACCTGTTGGAGTTTTTTTAACATTATACCCTTTTGGTGATGGAGGTAAATTCCCACCTTCTTGTCCAACTTTATAACTTTTTTTTGCGGGCATTTCTTGAACTTGTTCAGATAAAAATAACTTACTATGTAAAGTGTTGATTTGTGATTCTGTTAATTTGGAAACAGTTTTTGCTGTCATTCCTTTATCGATAAGTTGAAGGGCTTTTTTACTAATTTTCATATACTACTTTCTTTTCAAATTCTAATATCAAATCTCTTTCATAGAGTTTGTTTTTTATTTCTTCTTCAGTTTCTCCAAACTTAAAGACCAATCTTGTCTTTATGTTTTCATCTTCGGCTTCCCACGCTAACGCAACCACATCATCTAATCCATCTATCATACAAAAAAAATCGGAGTTCTGAATCAATTCCAATTTTATATCAGTATTTCTCAGAACCCCAACCTTCTTAATATATTTCAAGTCAGGTGGAATTGGATAACCGTTACACGGTTTACTTTCCCAAGATTCCCCCCAAACATCTTTTTCATCAGAGAAAATAAACTCGTAAAGATTGTCCCCTTTATAATTGGGTCCTAAACCGTTTACGTAGATTAAATGACTCATAGTACTAATCCCTCTGGTGAAATTTTCTTTTGTTGACCTTTATTTTCAAACACCAAGTTTTTCTTGTTTGTTTTTCCGATAAAAGTATAGTTATAATTTTCTTCCAAGAATTTCTTAGCAGCTAATTCTTGTTCAATTGTTTCAGTCATTTTGATAACTGAATTCATTGCTTTATTAACTTTAGATTTAATTCTTAATTTTTTATCCGCTCTTCTTTCAGCAGATTCTCTAATCTCTTGTTTTGTTATTTCAAAATACTTTGAAATTACTTTATCAACTTTAGATTCTTTGAAGATACTATCCATGATTGCTCCGTTACCTGGTTCCATCCCTGTCATATCTTCTCCCCCTTCAACTGGAACATCCATATTAGCTTGAATATCTTCGACTTCAGTATCATCAGTAAAATCTTGACCATCCATATCATCTCCACCTAAGTTTTCAGTATCTTCTTCAAATTTAGATAAGATATCTTCTTTATCTTCTTCAGACAAATTAGTTAATTCCAAAGAAGATAAAACCATATTAATAACATATTTGATATTTTCAGAAGTCATTCCTTCTTCATTATCTAATACTCTAATTTTTTGAGTTAACTTACCTGTTAATTTTTGAATTGTTTTGAAAGTAACTTGGTCTTCTTGACCAGCACCCATTTCTGCATTCATATCAACGTCCATATCTTCACCGCCCATTTCAGCGTTCACATCAACGTTCATATCTTCACCACCTTGTTCCATTCCCATATCAGCACCCATATCAGCACCCATATCAGCACCCATATCAGCACCCATATCAGCACCCATATCAGGTGATGGAGGTAATTCTGGTGATGGAACCGCTGGTGGTTCTGCCGGTGGAGCCGCTGGAGCCATATCAGGAGCTGGTGCCGCCTTTGGTAATTTTAAGGTGAATTTTTTTTGTTCACCAAACAATGAAGTTTCTTCTTCATGTTCGTTAATTCTATTAACTTCTTTAGTTAATAGATTCAATCTTTTTAAAGCTTGAGAATATGAAGAATAGTATTTTCTATTTTTCATTGGCTCAATATAATCAGTTACAGATTCTGTAATATTTTTCTTAATGATGTAACCCATCTTTTCTTTAACGATTTGGTATTGATTACCATCTACAAGATTAATAGAATATTCTGAACGAGATGTTTCGTTAAGATTATTTGGAATTACTTCGTTAAAACGAGCGATTTCCATAATTCTTTTTATCTTATCTTGACCTTGAAGTTTTTCACTTCCTATTGGTTTTAAGTCTGCCATATTATTAGTATTGATTTGTTTTAATTATTTAACCCGTATTGTCCCCCTAAAGAGATTGCGTTTAATTGAACTACCTGTATTGTTTCTCCATTATTTTTATCTGAAACATATAATGCGTAAGGGACTGTTGTACCTGACGATAATGTTCCTCCACTAAATGAACCCAACATTCCTGCAGTGTATTCATAAAATTCATTCACTGAAATACCACTATAGAATGGAGTAGGAGTTGGTGTTGGTGTTTTTGTCGGAGTTGGATTTGGTGTTCCTGTTTGAGTTGGAGTTTGAGTTTTTGTAACAGTTGGTGTTGGTGTTACTCCCGCTGTTCCCGTTTGTGTTGTAGTTACGCTTGGTGTTGGTGTTTTAGTTGGGGTTACGTTTGGTGTTCTCGTTTGTGTTGTAGTTACGCTTGGTGTTGGAGTTTTAGTTGGAGATACGCTTGGTGTGTTAGTTGGTGTTTTAGTTAAAGTATTTGTTGGTGTTTGAGTTTGTGTTGCAGTATTTGTTGGTGTTTGAGTTGGAGTTTTTGTTTGAGTTGTTGTTACACTTGGTGTTGGAGTTTTAGTTGTTGTTACACTTGGTGTTGGAGTTTTAGTTGGAGTTGTGGTAACTGTTGGTGTTGGAGTTACAACCGCTAAACAAGTAACACAGTCTCCATAATTTGAAGACATATAACTCACTAAATCAATCCCGTCCCCAATTTCAGCAGTATCTAAAATCTCATAACAACCTTCAACGGTTGCGCCTGTAAATCTTAAAAAGTAGTTTCCACCAACAATTGGTGAACTAACACTAGTATTAAAATCAACATTTATCGCTGGTCCTCCACCAGTACAAGGTTGTATAAGATAAGTTACTAAGGCCATTTAATTTTTTCTTTATAAATATACGTTTCCACTCAATTATTTATGATTTTCTTCAATTTTAGTCTCTATCGACAATTCTTTATCTTTGATTTTTGTTTTTTCGTCAAAAAGTTTACCAATATGTCCAGACCTTCTCAAATATTTAAAAACCAAATTCTCGTAAGAAAATTCTCCATCTTTATCTAAACCTGACTGTCTGTAGTCTTTCAGTTTATCTTTCAATTTTTTTAATGTTTCAACATTCCCTTCAGATTTTGCATCTTCTATTGCGTCATCAATCTTATCTGTCCAACTTTTAATTTTGGTTTTTAAAACGGACATATCTAAATTTTTATGGGTTTTTGTTGGCCTATGAATCCATTCATCATTCATTACAGAATAAACACCATCACTATGTGCCTCATCCGAAGCTCCTTGAGCATAAACCTCAACATCATATCCAAAAATTTTAATATTATGTTTGTCGTTGAATAGTTTCTTTTTTAAATCGAAAAGTTCTTTGTATAATTCTTCTTGCTTTCCATATCTTTCAAAATCAACAATTACGTGTAAATCAAAATCAGAATATTCCGACCAATTAAAGTTTGCTAATGACCCCATTAGATAAATTTCCTCAACAAATATATCTTCACCTAAATCATCGATAAATTCTTCAGCGATACGCATAAGAGCTTTTCTAACCTTTGGAATCAAAGTTGCATTTTTTGGGTCTTCAGGAGTTTCCCAAACTTTTGGATTAAGGGTTTCTTTGACTGAAAAACTATCAAGTATTTTTTGTGAATTACTCATCCTTAATAAATACTACAATAACCTATAGTTTTTTGTATTGATACTTTTTTGCAATATCTGTTGTGAAATATTTACCTTGTGATTCGGCCAATCTGAATCTTGTGTAGATTTGATGAGGTACTTCTGAATATTCGTATTTAGTTTTATTAATAAATTCAACAACTAATTTTTTAGTGTCCGTATTATATTCTGTCTTTGTGATGTTAGAAGATTTAACTTCATTAATAATCGTCGTTCCCGATATTATCTCTTTCGTTATCGCCATTTTCTTTAAGTGGGGTTATTTCATCAATTTTATTTAACAACGGCTTAATGTAATCAGTCAACTCACCCTGATGTATTTCGAAACCATAATCCTTAATTTGTTTAAATAAAGCATTTTTCTTAATAATAAACCTCTCACGTAATCCCATCATCTTATTCGTAGGACGCACAACCCTTTCCAATTCTTCTTGACTAAATCCCTCCTCTTGTAAATGAGTTCTGAGCTCAAGATAATTGTCCAAAAGTTCTCTGAGTAATGACGAGTGACTTAAAAATTTTTCAAACGGTTTCATACTTATAATAAATAGAGTTATGGACGAAAAAGAAAAATTTCATTTCCGAGGTAATGTTAATATTAATAACTTACTTGAAATTTATAATCAAAACGAATTAGACTGGGATTCATTTGAATTTAGACAACAAACATTTATGTGTTTTGCAGATACCAAAACATTACCTATTATTTTTGATGAAACTTTTGAGTTTAAAGAAAAAAAAGTAAGTGAAAATTTTCCAATTTTTGAATCTGAAATTTCATCAATCCAAGAACAATTAAAATTAATTCTAAATCAAGATGGTGAGATTATATCTTTCATGTTTGTAAACTTACCTTCAAAGAAACAAGTAATGCCTCATGTTGATTGGTTACCATTCGCATCCAAATTTGATAGATTCCACATCCCTGTTATTACAAATGATGATTGTATTTTTACTGTTGGAGATGAATCGAAAAATCTTAAAGTGGGCGAATTGTGGGAAATCAATAATGATAAATTTATTCACTCAGTTTATAATGGTGGTGAAACAGATAGAGTACACATCATAATGGATTGGAAAAGAAAAACCCCCACCGATTAAGTGAGGGTTATTTTTTAAAGGAGACTTATTCTCTTCTTTTCTTGTTTTTTGAAGTTTGGAACAAATACGGTTAAAAGACCGTCTTCTATTGTTGCCTCTACTGAGTTAGGGTTATAACCTTCACCAATATTAAATTTCTTTGATATTGATTTGGTTCTTGATTCTCCCTCCATTTTATATGTTCTTTCTCCTTCAATGTGTAAAGTACCATTTTCCATTTCTACTTTTAAGTTTGATTTATTAAATCCTGGTGCTTCAAAGAAAAGGTAAGCTCCGTCATTGGTGTAATCAATGTCGTATTTCTCGTCAGTATCTTTTACTGATGTTTTTTTATAATACTGATAAGTTGGTGTGTCCCCAAAGAACTTTTCAAATAATTCATTTGCATTTCTGTAAATCATAATTGTTTTGTTTTTTTTAAATTTATTTTATTATCTTCACATAATCAACTTATATGCCACCCCAAGTAGACTGAAATTTTTTCAGTCCTTAAAATACAAAAAAGACAATATGTCAGTCAAAATAATAATTTCTGTCAATTTGACAATATATTTGGTGGTGTCTAATTTTTGATACATCTTTGTAAAAATTATTTAACTATGAATGACTTAATGGACGACGACGACAAAATGATGAGTAAGAAACAAAAACAATCCGACAGTTCTACACCAGTTTTAGACAACTTCAGTAGAGACCTAAACAAACTTGCTGAAGATGGTAAATTAGACCCTGTTATTGGCAGAGACCGAGAAATCATAAGAATTGCTCAGATTCTATCTCGTAGAAAAAAGAATAACCCTATCATAATTGGTGAACCTGGTTGTGGTAAGACAGCAATCGTAGAAGGTTTGGCAATGAAAATCGTAAGTGGTGAATGTCCAAAAAATCTTCTAGATAAAAGAATTGTAAACCTTGATTTGACTTCAGTAGTTGCTGGTACAAAATACCGTGGACAATTTGAAGAAAGAATGAAGGTGATTATTGAAGAACTTCAGGCAAATCCTAATATCATCGTATTCATTGATGAAATTCATACCCTTGTTGGTTCAGGTAACTCTTCGGGTTCTATGGATGGTTCCAACATTTTCAAACCGGCATTATCTCGTGGTGAACTTCAATGTATTGGAGCAACCACTTTGGATGAGTTCCGTAAAAGCATTGAGAAAGACGGAGCATTAGAGCGTAGATTCCAAAAGGTAATTGTTGACCCGTCTTCAGTACAAGAGACAATCGAAATTCTAAAGAATGTTCGTGATAAGTATGAATCTTATCACAAAGTAACATACTCAGATGAGGTTATCGAGACTTGTGTTAAGTTGGCGGACAGATATATCACCGACCGTGAGTTCCCTGATAAAGCATTTGATATTATGGATGAAGTTGGAGCTCGTATGCAAACAGAAGTTAAAATCCCTGAATCTATTGAGGTATTGAAGAAGGCTGCTGCTGACATCAAACAACAAAAGTTGGATGTGGTAAAAAAACAAAACTACGAGCAAGCTGCCGAGTTACGTGACAAGGAAAAGAAAGTCTTAACCAAACTTGAGAATGAAAAATCCAAGTTTGAAGAACAACAATCGAAAGACAAGAAATTAATTTCTGTTGAAAACGTTTATGATGTTGTCTCTAACATGACTAAAATCCCTGTAAACAAAATGAGCCTTGATGATGCGAAGGCATTAATCAACTTGGACAAGGAATTAGTTGGTAAGGTTATCGGTCAAGATGCCGCTGTTATCAAGATTGCAAAATCAATCAAGAGAAACCGTTTAGGTATCAAGGACCCAAATCGTCCAATCGGTTCATTTGTGTTCTTAGGTTCAACAGGTGTTGGTAAGACACACTTGGCCAAACAATTAGCAAAAGAAATGTTTGGCTCCGAAGATTCACTTATCCGTGTGGATATGTCTGAATACCAAGAGAAACATAGTGTTTCCAAATTGGTGGGAGCTCCTCCAGGTTATGTTGGATACGAAGAAGGTGGACAATTAACCGAGAAGGTTAAGAACAAACCGTATTCCGTAATCTTATTTGATGAGGTGGAAAAAGCTCACAAAGATGTATTCACCATCTTACTTCAAATCTTAGATGATGGTTACGCAACCGATAGTTTAGGTAGAAAGATTAACTTCAAAAATACCTTAATCATCTTAACCTCAAACTTGGGTGTTAAGAAATTACAAGACTTCGGTACAGGTATTGGTTTCTCAAACAACACCTACGCTAACGAAGAAGCTAAGAAACAAGTATTAATGAAGGAAATGAAGAACTTCTTCTCTCCTGAGTTCTTGAACCGTATTGATGATACTATCGTGTTTAATTCATTAACACCTGAGGACATCAAGAAAATCACCGATATCGAATTAAAGAAATTGGTAAACCGTTTAAGTGATATCAAATATAAAATCGTTTACGACGATACTTTGGTTGAATACTTGGCTAAGGTTGGATATGATGAAATGTATGGAGCAAGACCTCTTAAGAGAGCAATCCAAGACAAAGTTGAAGATTTATTATCTGAAGAAGTTCTTACAGGTAAGATGGTTGAAGGTAAAACTTACAACATCAAAGTCGACAACGACGAGATTAAAATCCTTAAAAAAGGAAAGTAGAACAAAACCCTCACAGAAATGTGGGGGTTCTTTGTATTTATACATAATGAGAGATTTAATTAAAAAAATTTTATCCGAAGAAATAGTATACGGCGGTTCTGTCGTTTGTGATAACTGTGGTTGGACTTGGCAACTCTCAGGTGCTGGTGATGACAAATATACTTGTCATAAATGTGGTTATGACAACACCCCAAAAAAATCAAATTTTGTACGATTATTAGACCACTTCAAAAATAATTTTCCTGAATCAGAAAAGGATAAAGTTAATGTTATTCAAAAATTTATTGAAGATTATATCAATTCAAATAATATAGTTGTAAAATTCTTACATTCCTGTAAGACTGGTTATGCGGGAGTTAGGACAAAGGACCAAGTAATTATTTGTTCTCCAATGAATATGGGAACCATAGGAGATTTCCTGTATACAATATTTCATGAAATAAGACACGAACATCAAATCCGTGACATAAAAATGGGTAATCCATTGGCTGAATATGATTTGGATGACTTTGAAAAGTTATACCAAAAGTATTGGGAGATGGAATTAGATGCTGATAAATTTGCAAAATATATGATTGCCGAACTAATAATTAAGTTAGACATACCAATAGATTTTGCAAAAAGGGAATTTGGGTTATCACCTTATGTTAAGGAATATCCTTCTATGTCGAAAATGGTTGAAATGGTTTTACGCACACTTGTTAACGAAATAAAAGATATAAAAAAATTGGGTGGTGAATTTACTGATATTCAGGACCACCCGATGGTCAAAAAACATTTGAAAGATTTGGAGGGATTCATTTAAAATACTCTTCTACTTCTCCAATCGTGTTGTACAGATTCTTTATAATGTAATTTATATCCAAGACTTTCAATCATTTGTCTACCCATTTCAATTCCGTTAAAAACGTCATCGATAACAACGTATTCATTCGCAGTATGATAGTTATAATATCCAATCGAAAAATTAATACATTGGAAATCAAATTTCCCTCTTAAAGCATATACGTCAGTATAAGGGTGAACCATATATTGCATATCTTCATTTACCATTCCTTCAGTTAAAACTTTATCAACCTTTTCAAAGAATTCAGAGTCTCTGTCAAATAAAACTTGTCCGAAACATTTTTCAGTAATCATCCAGTTTTCTGGCGCATCGAATTGAATTCCGTATCCAACGTTTGTAAAAAATTCTTCTTTAGCTTTCATTGAACCGTGACATCCCGTTTCTTCAGAAACAAAGAAAGCCGCTTTTAAATAAGGTAATTCTTTTAATAATGTTAAACAAGCAAAAACACCAGCTTTATCGTCACCACCAATACCTGTTGGTCGACCTAAATCATTATATGCTTTATAAGATAATTTTATTTCTCCCTGTGTGTTTGGTAACATTTCTTCACGAATGTTAATCGTATCGATGTTGTGTACCGTGTCGGTGTGTGCGATTACACACGGAAAATAAAAGTCAGGAGCAATTGAAGAAGATTCTTGTTTAATCGCATAAACATTTTTATGCTCATCAACAAAGTGTTCAATATTGTTTTCGGTTAACCAACTAACAAGGTATTGAACCATTAAGTCCTCTTGATATGTTTTAGTTGGTACACTTAAAACTTGTTTAAGTAATTCTAAATTTTGTGTCATACCACAAATATAAGAAAAAATTAGATTTCTTCCAAATTAAATAATGTTGGCTGATATAGTAGATGATAAAAATTTTCTTCACTTAATTTTAGACTTCTTTGTTGGAATGCTTTAGAAAGTTTAACGATGACCTTATTTGGATTTTTTTCAAAATTTTCAATATAAAATCTAACATCGTTCTTTTTTGGTAAATTATACCATCTACCAACCTCGAACTTTTGACTAACTCTATTTACCATATCAAGATAATCTTGAATGTTGAACTCCCCATCATATCCCTCCTCGATTTTTTCAATAATATCGTCTAATTTACGTTCGACGTAATTATTGAATGACTCACTGTCAAATTTTTCAGAATCTTGATATTCATAACTATTCTCATTCCATCCACCTATTGAATCTTTGTTTGTTGAAAAAATTTTAGGTAGTAATTTATAAATTGGAAGTTGTAATGAATTTTCCCTGATGTACCACATTATAAGATTTCCAACAGTTGTTGTAAATTCGTCATTAGCCACATAAGTAAATCCAAAACTTTTAAAATAGTCATTCAATTCTTTATTAATACTTTCTTGAGCTACAGATGTCATTTCCCTGTTTTTTTCGGTGAGATAGTCGTCAATAATATCTTGAGTTTCACTTTTAAATGAGATTAACAATTTTTGGGCAAATTCTGCCCTGAATTCTTCATTTTCTAAATCAAATTTTTTGGGAAAAATGTATCTTGATATTTGTTTTAGTTTTTCAACATTATCTTCATTCAAGTCATAAAAAATAATATACCCATTTTTAAAATCATCAGTAACGGTATACGAATCCATAAATTCATAATCTGAATAATATGAATTAATCATGTTTAAAAACCAAACATCGTCTTCACCTAAACCAACTACCTTCCAAAATTTATCATCATTAAAGCCTAATTTAATGACACTCATCCCACGGTTAGACCTGTCTTCTCTAACATGATAAATGTCAGGGTCAGAATCCTCTAATTCTGACTTGTCGATTTTACCTTTAACAAAATCCCTCAAAGCCATAAATGTGTCAAATGATGCCATATTGTTTATAAATACAGTTTTATTTTGGTTTTACAATATTTATCGTTATCTTTGTTTCAGTTCTTTAAAATATGGGGGTGTTCAGGTATTGATTGCAATAATTAGGGTACGCAGGCACGTAGTCAGAATTCATCTATGACTTAAATCCACGGTGAAAAATTTCAAATGGCAATACTTTTGCTAAAATGGCTACTTTAGGTTTAACTAGAGAAGCTGTTGTTGTTGGTGCTTAATTAGTACAGAACAGCGTTCGGGTCGGTTAGGACATATAACCTAGGAACAGAAGTCCAATATACGGGTCACAGGTCAGAGCTCGTTTAAAATAACTCTGAGACCAGGTAATTTGTAAGTTTGGTTCCCACACATATCAAACTTAATATTTCGGAACATTGAGAACCGATGTTGTACTAAACGTGTAGTCTGTTTATGTTGATATTGTAAGACAAGGGTTCGATTCCCTTCACCTCCACCATTTTTTTATATGGGTACAGATTGTAATATATGTAGTAACAAATGTTTTGGAATACCAGGACATCACGGTAGTTGTTGTACGATTGAAGATAGAAATTATATCATCGGTCCACACCCTGATGCTGACGAATTTATGGAAATTTTGTCTAAAAAATTAGGTAGGGAAATTGAAAGAGAAGAAATATTTGTTGAGTTTGAGGAAGGTAAAAATCTTTTTCCTGATAAATCTACTTGGCAAAATCCTGATTCATATCCAGCATTTAGAGTTGATTTTTTTAACCCAAGAAAACCCTGTATATTCTATAACACAAAGATAAAGGCTTGTGGAATATACGATATTAGACCACAAACTTGTAGAAATTACGAGTGCGAATACCTTACTCAAAATACATAAACTATATTTTTTGTAACAAATTTTTACTATCATTGTTACAATGAACAAATTATTTATCGGGTTATTTATTTTCTTAATATACACAATATCCCAAATTTTTACTTTTTATCAATTACAAGGACACTTGTGGAATAAATGGATTAAAGAAAATCCATTTATGATGACATTAATTGGTATTCCAATCAGTTATTACGTTATTTTAGCTAGCAGACATATGGTTGACTTATGGGACGGTCAAACTTGGCCAAATAGAATCATAGGGTTTTGTCTTGGGGTCATTGTTTTTAGTATTATGTCTTGGTTCCTTTTAAAAGAACCTTTAACAACAAAAACAATTGTCTGTCTTTCTTTATGTTTCATAATTCTTCTAATCCAATTGTTTTGGAAATAAGGGGTATTTATCTATATGAAATTCATAGGTATCTTATTAAAGGAGGGTCGTAAAGAAGATTTAAAGAAAAAATATTCTACAAAATTCAATGAAGAAGATTTAGAATTTATTTTGAATATTTCTGATTTAAAAGATTTCAATCACAAGTACACCGATTTTGTATTAAAACATACAGATGGTGATGGAGAATTGGATACTGATGAATTAGAAAACCTTGTAGGTCTTATAAAAGATTTTGATAAATATTCAAGTCAGTTTCCCAAAAAAGATATAAATCAATACGTATCATTAAATGAACTTGAGAAAGTAATTCTTTACATTAGGTCGAAAAACAAAGAAAAGGAATTAGAGGGTCAAGCAAGAAAGATTTACGAAAAAGGTGACTTTGTAGTTATTCAACCAAAAACTGAAGAAGCTTCTTGTAAATACGGTTCAAATACAAAGTGGTGTGTTACATCAAAAGGGTCGGGTCATTTTGGTAGATATACCTCAGGTCGTCAATCATTATATTTTATAATCAACAAAGCCAAATCCACAAATAAGAATTATTCAAAAGTTGCAATTCATTTTGATGATGGTGGAGAACCAAGATATTGGGATGCTCAAGATTCACCGATGGGTCAAAGAGAGATTGAAATATTTGAATATGCCTTCGATGATTTGATTCAGGCAATTAAAGATGATTATAAAAAATATGCGGGGTCGATGACGGATAAGATTTTAACCGAAGTTTTTAATCAAATAGGTGAAACTTCCGAAAGTAATATAAATTATTTAAGGTCAAGTTATACGTTATCAACACTTATCAGAGGGTTTCAAAATAACCCTGATTTGGGATTTGGTCATTCGGAGGCTCGCTTATCAATTTCATTAATTTCAGATAAAGAAAATAAATTAATTGATGACTATCAAGTTTTTATCACATACAAATCTAAAGACGATAAGACGTTTACCGCCAGCGTAGGATTTGCCGGCACTGATGAAGTATCAGGTGAAGATTTTATAGACCTTGGACTTGAGGAGTGGGGTATAGATGTAACATATAATATTGGTACAAATCCTGCACACACCGCTCAAGGTGTTAGAAGACACATTGCAAGTAGAGTATTAGACCATATTGTGAATAACCCAAAACTTGTACAAAAAGTTTCAGGAACGTCAAGAGTATTTACACCAACTTATGGATACACTTTCCGTCAGAATAAAGGATGGGTCAAAAAACTCACAAATTTTTTGGATTCTGGTAAAATAGGAACAAAATTGGACTTTTTAATTGACGTTGGATATTTGGAAAAAGTTATACAAGACGGGAAAACAAAATATAAAAAATCAAAAGAGAATTATTTGTATAATCCAAGAGATTTGAGAGGTCAATTTGCATCCTTTTTTGCTGCCGCTAAAAATGCAGGAATTTTAGGTTATAGAAAAGTTGGTAAAGATTTTTTGTTAATCAAAGGACCTAATTTTGATGCTTTCAAATCCGGTGAACTTAAAGCACTTTAATTTTTTAAAGTAATATACTTAAATGAGAATAGAAACTTACACAATATCAGAAAAGCACAAAGCGTTTGTATGGTTACCCCCTAAATGTGCAACTAATTTTATTTCATGGGTTTTGGCTTATTTTGAATTTTCTTCTGTCGCAATGAACACAGAAACTAATCAAATTCATAAAATAATGCCAAACCAATCAACTCACTTTGGTCATAGTGCAATTTTCCCTCCAAATCATGAAGATTTGTCATTAATCTGTGCAATAAGAAATCCTTATCATAGAGTATTATCTATGTATCAAAGTACTGCAATAAACCCAAGTGTTGAAAATTTTGAAAAATTCATTGATGAACGAATTGTTACGAACAAATCACTTTGGTTTAAATTCTCATCGTCTTTAAACCATAGAAGTCCCGATTATTTAATTAGAACCGAAAACCTATATGAAGACATATTAAAAATACCATTCATTAGAGATTCTGACTTAAACAGTTCTGGTGTTCTAAAAAACTTTTGTGATAAAAAAATAAACCAAAGTTATCACCAACTTAATCCTGAAGAATATCTAACACCACGTATAAAAGAAATTATACATAGCCTCTCTTCAGACCATTTTGATTTATTTGGATATGAAAGATAAATAATTTATCTTTGTATCCTATGAAAATCATATTTTTAGACATAGATGGTGTATTAGCAACAAATAAAGAATTTGCAACAAACAGAACTAAGTTCAGAGAAAAATATCTGTGGGCTAAGGAGTTGCGTGTTCCTTATGGATGGAACGAGGGATGTGTTAATGTCTTCAATGAAATATTGGATATAACAAATGCTGAAATTGTCATCAGTTCAGATTGGAGATTTCATTGGGATTTAGATGAATTAGATAAAATCTTCAAAGCTAATAATGTTAAAAAATCACCAATATTTGGTACCATAAAGAACAAAAGAAAAATGAGTTCTGATTTAGAAGATGATAGAGTTTATCAAATCAACGAATGGGTTAAGTTTAACAACCCTGAAAAGTGGGTGGCTCTTGATGATATGAATTTGAGTAGTTTAGGACCAAATTTTTTTAGAACAAAGGATTCTGAAGGATTAAAACAAACAGGTTTGAAAGATAAAATCATAAAAGTATTAAACGATGGTCAAGATAACAACAAGGGAGATAGTTAAAAATAGATACTTAGGAGTTGCTCCTGAGGGATTTGTTTTACTCCATGAAAAGACGATTCAAGACTTAGAAAATTTTGATATTTGGAAAGAGTGGAAAAATAATATTATTAAATTAGATTTAAATAACAGAATTGAGATTGAGGAAAGTAAAAAGTCTTAAGTTTCAAAACTGGTCAAACTGGCGGTAATCGTCTGCAGCGATGAAAGGAAGTGCACTCCGAGGTATAACATCCCGTCAGTCCCTGACCACATTAAAATTATTATGAAAAGATTATACAGAAAAAACGGTAACATGATTGGTGGTGTTTGTGGTGGTATGGCAGATTTTACAGACATTGATAAGACAATCATTAGATTGTTATTCACTGTGTTAATTTTTACCCCATTCCCAATTATCACAATTTACATAATTGCATGGATTATAACCCCATCAGAAAAAATATGAGTAAAGTAACAAAAAACCCCACATTATTTGTGGATATAGATGGTACAATCATAAAGTACCGTAAATTCGATGAATTAGCTACAGCCGTATTAACACCCATCCAAGATGTAATTGATTATGTAAATAACCATTATAATTCAGGTTCGGTGATAATTATTACTACAGCACGTCCTTCGAGTTATGAATTAATGACAAAACAGGAACTTGAAAAATTGGGGGTAAAATACCATCAAATAGTTATGGATTGTGGAAGGGGTACAAGAGTTATTTTAAACGATATGGACCCTGAAAATCCAATCGAAAGGGCTGTTGGAATAAACTTTATTAGAGATGGTGGATTTGAATCAATAGGTGGAGTCCCCGACATTAAATCATATGAGTTATAAAGTATCAGCAAAAAGGCACTTAGCCAAAACAGTTAGTTATAGAGTTGTCAGTACAGGAATTGGATTTGCAATTATGTGGTGGGCAACAGGAGATATAAGATTTGGTGCTGCGTTTGGAATTGCAGAATTAGTTTACAAACCAATCCAATATTATATTCACGAAAGAGTATGGTATAGATTTATCAAGTTTGGATTGGTCGAAGATAAAAAACCCAAGGTCAAGAAAGTTCAACTAAACGAAGTTGAAACGAAAATTGTTAATGAAGTTCAATCCGAACCAATTGTCAAAGAACCTACTCAAGTTCCACCAACAACAGGAAAAAAAGTATTAAATTATAGTTCAAATAGATAAACCGAGGTAACTCGGTTTTTTTATTTTAGATGATAGTATTTATGTATAATATGAATAAAGATATTAAAGACATACTTCATTCGTTTGATTCAATTATTGGTGAAAACAAAATGTTTATAGATGAGGTTTCAACATCAAGTTCTTCTTTATTTGGTGGTTCTTCAGTAAGAATCCCTGTAGATGGAGCACATAAGGGTCAATCAGGGTGGCAAAGTAATAATGCTTGGGACATACCAACACCAATTGGCTCACCCGTATATTCGGTTGCGGATGGTGTTGTTATGACTTTTACTGATTACGGACCAAAAGCAATTCGTAAAGATAATAAAACTTTATTTGGTGCAGGATTTACTGTTAACAGTGCAAACGGTTTACCTGACGTTTATTATACTCATTTAAAGGATTGTACTGTTGGGAAAGGTGATACTGTTAAATGTGGTCAATTATTAGGATATGTTATGGATTTTCCTGGTAGTGACTACGACCACTTACACATCGGTGTTGAGTCTGGTCATAACATCAAAGAATTTTTAAATCCTGACGGCACTCTGAAGTGTGGTGGAACAATTTCGGGTCAAGCATCACAACCCGTGCAATCAACAGCAACATCCGATTCAACATCAGGTACAACAAGTACAACAACTGGTAGTACAGAAGAGGATGTGTTTGGTGTAAGTAAAATAGATGATAACGACATTATGTTTAAAAAAGCAAGAGAAATGGCAACTAAATTTGGACTTAATGAAGAAAAAGTCTACGGTAGTTTTGGAGACAGATTGTCCGATAGATTTGGTAGTTTAATCATACCATCAAGAAGTAACCCTAAAATTAAATCACCAGTAGATGGTGTTATTTATTCAACACATACAGATTCGAATTGTAAGAACCAAGTAGTAATTGAACACGAGATAAACAATACAATAAATTACTTACAATTTTGTAATATTACAGAACCTAACACAAAAGACGGTCAAAAAATATCGAGAGGAACAACCTTAGGTAAAACATCTGATGATGTTAAAGTATCACTATACGATTCAGGGTGGGGAAGAAGAAATTTAATTGCAATGATGGATATAGAAATTAAAAAACCTGTTCAATCAAAAGTTAACTCAAAAGAAAAAGATAATGATGACGACAAAGATAAAAATAAAGACATAAAAGAACCTACAAGATATTACGACCCTTTGTTACCATTTTTATTCAAAAAGATAAATGACGTGATTCCATCAATAAGTAAAAATAAAAAAGGTGAAGAACCCAAAATTTCAAACTTTTTCAACAAATACAGTCTAAGTAACAAAAAGGTTAATGAAGATATTGAAAGAATTAAAAGATTATTATAAAAAAAACCCATCATTTAGATGGGTTTTTCTTTTTAGATATTAACGAATAAATCGTCTTGCGATTTTCTTACTTTTTTATAGTTTTGGTAATCATCTGTCTCGTCTCTATACCCTAAGGCACAAACAACAACAGAAGTTGTATCAGTTAAGCCTAAAATCTCATCATATTGAGTTCTATCAAATCCTTCCATAGGGCAAGTATCAACGTCAATTACTGCTGCAGTATTCAACAAGAATCCTAAAGCAATATAAATTTGTTTATCAATCCAGGATGATTTTTGATTTTCATCTAAGGAGTTAATAGTGCCTTTCATCATTGCTTCGTATTGTACTAACATTTCTTTTGGAACACCTCTTGTGTTGATAATGTTATCAATAAAAGAATCAACTTCAGATTCGTTAATATCTTTTTTTCTTGTAAATACGGCAAGTACTGATGAATCCGTAATTTGAGATTGACCCCAAGAAGCCGCTTTTAATTTTTTTCTAATTTCAGGATTCTTTACAAATACAACCTGGAATGGTTGTAATCCGTAAGATGTTGGTGCAAACTGAATAGCTTGTTTTAAGATATCCATTTTACTATCCGAAAGATTTACACCTGAATTGAATTTTTTGGTTGCGTATCTCCAACCTAATTTTTCTATAATATTCATATTTTATTTTTTTTAAGTTTAATAAAAAACCCTCAACATATCAAATATTGAGGGTCAATTTTTTTTACAGGTAAATATTCCTGACGTCAGCTACATACTAATTTGTAGCTAAAATCAATTATTTGATATGTTCTACTGATGTTTGGTGAACTTTACCTTCCGTAGGAAGTTCTTCTACTGCACCGCCAATCTTTACAGTTGTGTCAGTTACTACAGCTGTAGAATCTACAATTACTGTAGTTGAGTCAGATTTTACTTCAGTTGATGTTCCAGTTCCGCAAGATGCTAATGCTACGATTGCAAATAATGCTAAGATTTTTTTCATGTTTGTTTTTTTTTTAATTTAATGTTTTGATTAATTTAACAGACTATAAATATACAATACTATAACGATGATGTCAATTTTTATATTTTTTTTCTGTAAAGTTTTCTGTTTCGAAGAGTATGGTGTGACTAGAGAGAATCGAACTCTCACATGAAGCGCCACAAGCTTCCGCCCTACCATTAGGCTATAGTCACCATATTGTTATCCCCCAAGGATTCGAACCTTGAATAATTGGACCAAAACCAATTGTGTTACCGTTACACCAGAGGATAATATGTGGACCAGATAGGAATCGAACCTATTACCTTCACATTATGAGTGTGCCGCTCTAACCGAGTGAGCTACAAGTCCAAAAAAAGGAAAGGGGAAGATGGGTGCGTGGACATCCCCTTTTATGATAGGCATTACTTCGACTCTAATTAGTCTCCTTGCTTACATTCCAACTTTTTAATGAAGGTGTAAGGCTTCCCTATCAACCTTTTGCACGCATGTCAGGACTCGAACCTGAAACTCCTAGTTTTGGAGACTAGTACTCTACCAATTGAGCTACACACGCATTACTTTTTTATAATCCCAGCCTTAACAAGAAACTTATTAGCAGATTTCTTATTCTTACAGGCTTTCTTTGTGACCTTTCTAATTGCTTTAACCATTTGGTCTATTTCTTTTTTTCTCATGAGGTCAGTACAGGAATCGAACCTGTGTAGATAGTTTTGCAGACTATCACCTAAACCACTCGGCCAACTGACCTTTTTTCTAACGAACCATGTCGAAGTTGATGTTATTGTTTGACATCAGTTCACGAAGTTCTTCCCTTATTTCTTGATAAGCGTCGTACTTATCTTGTGGTAAATCATCAGATGCATATTTGGTTTTAGCTCTCAAAGATTGGTCTAATTCCCATAACACTGACCAAAATTTCATACCACTATTTGCTAAATCAAAATCTTGTTGGTCATCAGGTAAATTAAATTCAAGTATTGCTTTCATATTATTATCTTTTTATTTTACGAAGATACAACCAATATTTTAAAGAACAAAAAAAAAACCCCAAACTTCATTTCTGTCGTTCAGGGTCTGTATATGAATATACATCAGGATTATTTTAGAATCTTCCGTCTGAACTACAAAGCATATTTTCGTACCAACAAATTTCTTGCTGATGACTAAAAACTATATGTTGGATTGTTGTGTTCATGTTATTATAAATATATGTTACTTCTTTAAAATATCAATTGTACCCCAAGTCGGACTCGAACCGACACGACTTACGTCACGACATCCTAAGTGTCGCGTGGCTGCCATTACACCATCGGGGTATGAAGATTGAAGACACTCTTTAGAGAAATCACGTCTCTTTTTCCCCAAGCGAGGAATTAGTTTCACCCACAAGAGCGAATTATATCAATCTTTCGTAGTCCCGTCAAGAATCGAACTTGAATTTGGAGATTAGAAGTCACCCGTTCTATCCGTTGAACTACAGGACCAATACATTACAAAGATAAGATAAAAAAATCTAATCAGCAAATCTTTCTTCAAATAAAGTATCTGTAGAATTTTCTTCTGTATTATAGGTGTGATTAAGAGTTATTGTCATATCATTAAAATTGAATACAAATTCACCATCCGAACCCTCATTTATTTCCCACCCACCAAAATTATTTTCAAGTTGTCTATAACACCAATCTTCAATGTCTGTAGGAACTCCGTCACCTGTTTCTTCAAAATTACTTTCGATAAACCCTGAGTCTCCAGAACCATTGTATTTTACGGTTAATACTCCATTATTAGGTATTGTAAGGTCCTCTAAAACTCCATCTTTCTCCCACTCTTCAAATATATCTTTACCTTCGGAATCATCCCACTCCATAGAATTTCCCTCACCTCTCGCATAAAATGACCACCAATAATTGAATGCTATTTTTTGTTCTTTGGTATCGATATCAAAATCAAATCTTGACCAATTCATGTTATCCTCTTCGTTATCATCAGGATTAAAAAAACCTTCCTCATCAACATAGTTTGCAATCTTTTCTAAAATGGGTATTAATCCACTTGGGATTTCTGCACTATAGTTATTGGCAAAATGAGTTGTGAATTTCCAATCAATATCTTGGAAATCAAAATTCCATGGAGAGTCGACATCGATTTCGATACTACCATCTCTCATTCCTAACGAATTAAGATAATTTGATACTTTTCTTAAATATTTTTTGTCTTCAGGTGTTAATACCTGTGTTGTATTAATTTGTTTTCTCATACTGATAAATATTAGTCTTCTATTTTAAGTGTTCTGGTCATCCATTGAGGTCTTTGATTTGTTGTAATATTGTTAATCCATTCTTTTGCGGATGGAATATAGTTATTACAATCTTCTTTAACGTGTTGTTCCCCAACATATCTGGTATAAACTATTTTACCATCGCTATTAGTAAATTCAGTACCAAAACGTTTTTCCATTTCAAAAATACCTTCACTGTGGTGTCTAAACATCCTGTGTAAAGAATCTCCAAACCATCCTTTAGTTTCATCTAACCATTCATGTAGATGGGTATAATCTTCAGGTTTTCCACCAAATTTTTTGGCAGATGATTTTGCATGTATGTTAGGATGTGCCATCTTTCCAAGAGTTTTTATTGTAATTAAAATATACGAAATCTTCTTCTAAATAAGAATAGACATAATCAGCCAAATCTTGGTCATAATATTTTCTGTAGTCATACCCTGAGAAGTGACCATTTTTTAAAATATTATTATTAATAATATCAAAAAGTTCATCAGAATTATCTGTAAAAATTGGTATCTTTAAAATATCGGAATATAAATTTTCAAGTCTGATTATTAAATTTGGGACTTTAGTAATTTTGTTTTTCAAAAAAATTTGATAGTTCAAAGTTTGAACTGGATATTTTATTTCTTCATATAACTTTTCTCGAATCCATTCATTAAAATTATTTGGAATTAAATTAAAATGTATACAAAAAAGATAATATATTGAAATCAATCTAGTGTATGGATTCCTTGTATTAAAAATAAAAAAATAATCCTTTTTATCATCGGGAATGATTAAACCATGATTACCTGAAACATCGAAATCAAAATACTTTTGAATTGGAATACAAAAC